TTGGGGAATTATGAATGTTCCAATTTTTCAAGATGTTGAGACAAGTTTCGACGAAGAAACAGGTGAATGCGTTGTAAAAAATATTATCAAATATTAAAACAGTATTGTAATTTATAACAATTTACTTCTCAGTTTTTCTAATTCAAATTTGGCTTTTTCGCGGGATCCATATGTTTTCGTGCAGTGTGTTTTGTTCTTTATTTTTATTTGACCTTTGTATGTTTTTCCCTTTGTTTTTGTCAAAAATTCTAAAATACAACCAGTCCCCCTTCTTCTCATTGTCACATCCGATGGCATACGTGCTCCCGTTCCATTGTACAATTTTAATGCTGCAATAGCCTTCTCTTCTGTAAAATACTGACCTATAAGTTTTTTTCCTGTTCTCTCAGAAACAATTGCTTGCCATTTTTTGCTTCGATTTAAGTAAAATACACAGCCACTACCAGGTATTCTCTTTCTCATATCCGAAGGAATGCACTGACCGGTTTCATTGTACAATGTTAATGCTTCAATAGCTTTGTCTTTCGTAAAATACTCACCTATGGGTTTACCCCCTGACGCATGATACCCTGATGCCTTCCATTTTTTCGCTCGAGAACTAAAAGAAATACAACCACCACCCTGAACACTGTGGTTTTTGGTTTGTCTTTTACTTTTCGCCATGCGCTGCTCGTTTGTAAATTTATAACCCGACATACCACCACCACCCTTGGTGAGATTGTAGCCTCCAGGCCCAAAAGAATTGTAGAAGGCAATGTAATTGATTTCCAAATTATTTAAATCTTCCTCTGGTACGTCGTCAATCAAGATTTCTTTGGTGAAATTTTCCCAGCCATATTTACGGATTGCATAGCCAAGATAAAACTTTGGGTTTTTACCCGAATCTTCATGAGTTTTCATCCGTTTCTTATATTCAATGCTTTGCCCAACATACACTTTGCCATTAATCGGGTTGGTAATCAGGTAAATGCACCCAGTTCTACATTTGGTGTCATCACCATCAACCTGTTCGATCAATGCCTCTGACTCTTTCGTTTCCAAAATGTCAGAGTCATCACTCGAAAGTCTTTGTCGTTTGTCGCTACTTGCCCCCGAATCACTGTGAGATCTTTTGTTGTTGCTGACTGTTGACATTTATTGTGGACTTTTTGGCGGAGCCGAGGGCCAATGCCCAATTTTTTGATTTGTGGAAAAAACTGATATATTCGTTACGTATTCCAAAAAAAATAACAAACTCAATATCCAGACTGCGCCAAAAAAATCAAGTATAAAAGTAAAATGTTTTACGTATTTAGTATGAAACTGATCATATTATTTTTACTATTTGTAATTTTTAACAACGTTGATGCCCAAAATTCAATGATGTCGTATTCTGTGGGTTCTTATGCAACCGACGATTCGTGTGGTACACAATATCACAAGCAAACGATTGGTAATTGTGCGAACGAGATTGAAACTCTTGAAGACTGTAGATTGGCGGCCTCAGCGTTTGGCCTCAGCGTTGCCCAGCCAATCACATGGGGTGCGCGGCCGCAGGGTTGTTGGATTGGACTTAATGGAGATGTCTGGTTTAACAACATGCCAAATCCAAAAACTTGTGACGAGGAGCAAATTCAATTTTGCTTTTGCAGAACTTCAGCTTTGCATTGTCGCACACAAATGGAGCGTCCATCTACTGAAACTTTAACTCCGCCAGCATACCAACGAGATGAAGGTATTTTTAGTAAGAGTGGTGCGAGTGACCTGTCGAGCGCGGAAGTCGCCGATTCTCTTCCATTTCATACTGAATTTACGGTGGATCAATCCACAGGCTACAAACAACTCGTCGAAAATACAAATGTTTCTACCACTTCACTCTTCTATTTAACAGATACTGGCCGAAATATTTTCAAGCAAGTGTTGCCAAGCCACGGTCGCAATTATGAATCAAATCCCTACACTTACAAAAAAATAACGGAATCACAATGTAGTGATTTTGGATGGGAATCCATTGAGTCGCCCCAAGAGTGTCAAGAAGCGGCAAGATATTTACATACGAACTCTGAGCAGATGCAAATCGAACCTGAGAATAATAATTTATTCGAACAGGACAGTGCAAGCGAGCCAAAAGGATGTTATCACAAATGGGTGGGTTCTACGTCTACAAAACGTCTTTACCATAATGTTGGTGTATCTACGCAGGATTGTTCTGGCATTGGTGGTTGCATTTGTAAAATAAAAAGAATTAAAAATTATATGGTACGAAACTCTGGTTACTGCACCGACATTGCTGGCTGGACGGTCATTCCGACAGTTGTTGAATGCGATTTCGCGTCCAAAAACATTCCAGAATACCTTGATACATTGCCTACACAGCAAGTGATTCGAACTATCGATGAACTTAATTTGGTAGGTTCAACTCATAAAGTTGCAGTGCCGGGGTGTTACCTCAAGGAAGAAACTAAAGATGGTATAACGGACATGGTCTTACATTTTAATGTGGACGTAAATCCACAAGGTCAGTATAGTTTTCCAGGCCTGGGAAGTTTTTTTAATGACAATACGATTATGAAGAAATGCAGTGCAACGGAACTTTGTGTTTGCAAGCGTGCTCCTTTTAAAACAGTGGACTCTGGACGCTGTAATGACAAAGCTGGATGGACCAACATAGAAGATCGAGCAACTCCAAGCATGTTAGATACACACGATGTGGCAGGAGAATGTCGAAAAGCAGTAGAACATTTGAGTTCAAACTCCAATTTATTATCTAAAGCTATGAATATGGGAAACAGTAATAATCCACAAATCACTGGACTCGATCCTAACATGGGTTATGTTTCGCACGTGACAAATCCAGTTCCCGCTTCCATCCCTTCAGTGGATTTGTTAAATCATATGACGGGTACATACGATATAGGCTTTAAACCCGCGGGATGTTCCATTAAAACGGATACGTTTAATCCCTCCTATTCGTTTAACAGAGGGACAAGAGAAGAAATATTTATTATGGCGGAATACGGCGGCCAGGAATACGCTCGACATCCATATTCCACCAACAATGTAGATTGCTCTGCTCAAAACCAATGTGTTTGCAAACGTGTTCCCGAATATATCAAAGTTTGTGTGAGCTGCGATGGTGCACAATCAACGTGTTTACAATTTCAGAATGTTGACGCCGAAACACTCATGGAAATCGATTGGAATGCTCCAGGGACTTACCCATTGGGTATTTATGACAATTCTGGAACGTTATATGCATTAGTCATTTCCGCTTCGCTCGACTGGAAAATTGGCACTGTCACATATACTGACACGATTCGGTCAGATACGCCACCAAATGTTGGATTCACTTATGAGTATGTTGTGAAAAGAGTGCCAACTTTCATAACTGTTTTTGCTGAAGGTTCGCAAAACGATGGAACCGCAAAGAAATGTAACAACGTTTTGACTGTAAATGCTGTCATAACTGTTGAAAAATTTACAATGGAAAAATCAATACCAGATCTTCAAAAAAGAGTGGCAACGTCTGGCACGTGTGCAGATTTTAATTATGATGAAATTAGTTGTGATAGCGGCAGTTGTCTTTGCGAAAGAAAAGAAGAAAATATGTATAAAGAAATTACGTCAGGTTTTTGTGAGAAAGAAAAAGGATGGCTGCCAATTACATCCAAAGCAGATTGTGAAGCCGTCCTCAGTTTGCCGGCTTACAGTGGCTACACCTCGGTCACAGAAGGAAGTATGCGTGACAGACCAAGTGGTTGTCTTGTATATGATTTTACTGTTGGTTCACAGCTTATTTTTAATACATTTGACACAACAATATCTCAAACAACTGCACACACTATGTTAAGAAGTATTTGCCAAAGAGCGTCGTTTCATCCAGTTTCGCTGGGCCTTGGCCCGCGCGAAGCAAAAAAATGGAATGAGTTAGCTCAGATGGATCTCGAACATATTATTGTTCCTGACGAAACGAATACAGCCAATACTTTAGAAGTAGCGGTACGTGAAGAAACCAATAGACCAATATACGATGATTCTATTGTGTTGAGAGAATGGGACGGAAATAATATAAATCTATATAATGAATATAGAGTGATCGATACGGGAATTTGTGAAAATACTCCCGGATGGGAATCAATAACAAGTTTACTCGAATGCACATATATTTTGAACGAATATGAATTTGTGCAACTTGACATATCAGTAATTATTTCTTCAGGTGGTACTGCACCCAATGGCTGCACAATCCAACACGATAGTACTGATGGGTTCACTATCAGATCAGGGACTTCGTCATCAATGACTTGTGGATCATCGTCGCCAAGCAACAATGTTTATGTATTTCATAGATGTTTATGTAAACGAATTTCTAACGAATTTGCTAATGATGAAAGGGTTAATTCTGATAACAAATTACATGGATTTCGACCTTTTATTGATAGTAAACCAACAAGAGATATTGCGACACCTACAGCTTCCTGTGATGGCGACGGATGTGTGAGCTTGAACCTACCAATAATTGATATCAACGAATGTGCTACAGATCCCTGCCAAAATAATGCTACATGCCGAGAATCGGGGAATGATTCTTCCGTAGAGCTTGGGGAATATACCTGCGATTGTCTTCCAGGTTATAATGGTACAAATTGTGAAGAAGATATCAATGAATGTGCATTAATGAATGTGACGGCCGAGTATGAGTTAATAGACTATTACAAAACCACGAATGGGCGTGTAACCTGGACGACAAACTGTCAAGAAATTTGCGAAAATGCTGGAATGACGTGCACGCGTGAAGGTATTAAAAAATTGATGATCCAAGACGACCCGTCAGACCCCTGTCGTCTTCAAATTGATTTTTTTTCTGATTTATTATCTATTCCTGCCAACGAAATTCAATGCCGTGAATGTGCCACGGACCCTAAAGATTTTGATTACAATTATTGGCCAACACCAAACCCAGATTCTACTTTACGCAACTGCTACAGCGGTGGACTTGCCGAGGATTTATCGGGTGGAATTACTACATATGAGATTATCTACAACACTCAATGGAATGAGGCTGAAGCATACGATTGCGAAACAAAGCCTGGAACCCTATTCGAGCACGATTCTACTTATCGTCATTTTGTGTGTAACTGTGTTAATTTTAACCCAATTCCATGCAAAAACAATGCCACCTGTGTAGAATCTTCGACAAATTCCTCAATATTGGCGTCGGACTATTATTGCGCGTGTCCTCCTCGTTATAGTGGAAAAAATTGCACGGATTTTGATATCGATGAATGTGACCCAGACCCCTGCCAAAATGGCGCAACATGCACGGAAACATCTGACGGTATAACGCCAACTACAGGTGTGTATCATTGCGAATGTGCTGTTGGTTTTACTGGTGAAAATTGTGAAATCGATATCGACGAATGTAATTCAGTACCGTCGTCAAGTTATGTCACCCATGCGCGCGTTGACGATGCTTCCGCCAGCACTTCCGATGATTTTGCTTCCAGTTGTGAAGACGTATGTCAAGCGCGTGCAATGGTATGTAACGAACAGATGTTTAGCGATATTTTAGGAAATACACAGGGCATATCGGGCGTTGCGAGGTCAAGGTGCCAAATACAAGTAGATGTCTTCCTACCTCTCTATGGTGTGGACGTTGGGGGTAGTTTGATCGCGGATGGATCGGTCCAAGCCCAACAGTCGCCAGTTGACTGGATATGCAGTAAATGTCCAGAGTATCCACCCGCCGAGACCATTAGGGCGCAATCAACGAATCCCGATTGTTTACCAGGCGTCTATTATGGACTGAATCCGACCAATACCGCTTTAACCCAAAATATTTTCTTCTGGAACATGGATTTGGATCCAAGTAACGGATACGATTGTGATTTTAAGGCATCTGAAAATGTTAAAAATATTATGTGTAGCTGCACAACTGTTTCACCCTGCCAAAACAGTGGGGTATGCACTGAAACATCTGACGGTTCTACCTTAACGCCTGGTGTGTACCACTGTGAATGCCCTGACGGCTATAACGGTACAAATTGTGAAGAAGATATTAATGAATGCGACCCAGATCCCTGCCAAAACAGTGGGGTATGCACTGAAACATCTGACGGTTCTACCAACACACCAGGCGTGTATCACTGTGAATGTCCTACTGGATATAATGGGACAAATTGTGAAGAAGATATTAATGAATGTGACCCAGATCCCTGCCAAAATGGAGCATTTTGCACCAGTGTAGTGGACGGTAATGGTAATACAGGATACACCTGTGAATGTCCCACTGGTTATGCTGGAACAAACTGTGAAGAAGACATTAATGAATGTGACCCAGATCCCTGCCAAAACGGAGCGACATGCACAGAAACGTCTGACGGTACTATTCCAGCCGTTGGTGTGTATCATTGCGAATGTGTGGCTGGATTTGAAGGATATGCGTGTCATATTGAAATTCCGTGTGACACGAATCCCTGCCAAAACGGTGCAACTTGTTCAGAAATTGTGTCCACAGATCCACCACCAACGTACACTATTATCGGAAACCAAAACACTTGTTCGTCCAGAGGCGATGGTTACCGCGGTTTGACCGCAGACGAATGCGAAAATGTGCCAAATACAGTATCTATGACGCTGTACGGTGATGGACTTGGTAATCACACGTATGGCGCTTGTGCTTACAACGGAATGGGTGGAACAATGTTGGGAGTGATTGACGAAATCCAAACAGATTTATGCTTCTTTGTAACCTGTGCCTGCCTTAAACCAGTAGTAGAATACAATTGCCTATGTCCTACGGGATATAACGGAACTAATTGCCAATTCGATATAAATGCTTGCGAGCCAGATCCTTGTGAAAATGGGGGCATTTGCAACAACACTATTCAGGAAAAAAATATTTATGAAACAACACAAAATTTACCGAGTTGTAACGATTTGCTTGGTTTTGACGAAATAATTACTGAAGAAGATTGTTTGGCTGCAGCGGAAGACGCCGACGGGCTTTATCCGTTAGAATCTAATTTCGCTATTACAAATATAAACTATCCCACAGGATGCCTCATATGGAGGCAGCGAACAAACGGGGCCGTCATTTGGAACGTAAACCCCAATGCCGCCGGTGTTTGCTCTCAACAGGATGAATGTCTTTGTAAAAACAGTGAGATCCAGAGGCTGAGCGATTATACATGCAATTGTACCGAAGGGTTTACAGGGGAAAATTGTACCGTTTTAACACTGTGTGACCCAGATCCCTGCCAAAATGGAGCAACGTGTACTGAAAGATTGCACTCGAATGGTACAGAATATTTTAATTGCGATTGTCTCCCAGGATATAAAGGTACAATTTGCGACGAAGATATCAATGAATGTGATCCAGATCCCTGTCAAAATGGCGCAACGTGCACTGAATCTAATAGCACCAATTCTTCCGTTGCACTTGGCGAATACACCTGCGATTGCCCGTTGGGGTTTGAAGGATTCCAGTGTCATATTTCAAGACCATGCAGTTTGGAACCTTGTCAGAATAACGCAACGTGTACTGAAGACGTAGTCGCACTAACGTACAGAATTATCAATCATCAACAGACGTGTCCTGACTTAGGCACTGGTTATAGAGGTTTAACGGCAGACGAATGTGAGAACTATCCAAATACCATTCAAATGGTAGAGTATCAGGGCGGTCTCGGTAATCATACATACGGTGCGTGTGCTGTAAATGAGTTTGGCGGCACAATGATAGGTGTTATTGACGACAATCAACCGTCGTTATGTTTCTACCCGACTTGTGCGTGTATTTTGCCAGAGGTTGAGCCCATTTGTGATTGTATGTTAGGATACGATGGTGATTATTGTGAGTATGGTATTAACGCGTGCGACAATCAACCTTGTCAAAATTCCGCCGAATGCTCATCTAAATTGATCATGCAAGATTTTGATATGTTTGTAGAAGATATTGCATAATAAAGGCATAAGTAAAATAATTATTTTTATAGTAAAATGTAAGATTTTTTGCGCAGGCTAATATAAAACTGGAATTTAAATTTTATTCGTAAATTTTGCGTAGCAACAGTTACAAAAGTTATCCGCTAAAATTTTAAACAGGGAGATCTATTGACATTGTTTCTGCTGGCGGAGCCGAGGACAAAGGCCCGAGAATATCTCGAGCCGCTAAAAACATGCAGAGGGTGACAGAATGAGATGGATCTGACTTCAAAAAGGCACGAGATACAGGCCTTAATGTTTCTGGTTCGTATACAGAATACAAGGTTGATTCTGAATGAATACTCGTCAATTCATCAAAATACTCTTTTGCCATATTTATCTTACCCTTTCTCCCTAAAATGATAATCCAAAAGTAAGAAATCCAGGGATAGAGTAAAGTATCATGTTTATCATTAATTCCGTAAACCCAAGATTCCCATGTACAATTGTATTGTATTGGCCCGGGAGTGATCAATGTGATGATGTCTAATTTAATTTCTTGATCAAAGCTGCGCCAGAAATCACTTGGCATCATATTAAAATGAACGGACAACATTCGCGGTAGTGTTTCTTGTGTTTGGTATAATTTCACGCGGAGTTTTTTTTTAAAACGAGTATGTTGTTGTACACATTTTTGCATTATAGACTTATTACCGGTTAGCATAGCCAAAAGTTCGATTGATCTGATCGCATGACAAACTAATACAGAAGTGGTCAAGCCCGACCTCTCCGTTGGTTTACGCGTATTTTCCCACGAACCAAATTCTGGTTCAAAAAAGACGTCGTCTATAATAAACTGTTCGAGGTACAACATTGCTCTCTGTGCTTTTATAAAATATTTTTTCGCAAATTGATTATCATCTGATGATAACCATGCTAAAAGAATTAAAAATATAGCATTACTATCAACAATTTCATAGCCGTTTTCTTTGTAGTGAGGGATTTTGTCCCCCCATATTGTTTCGGTGAAATACGCAGGTATTTGATTAGATGCGCTCATGTGATTAGCCAGCAACTCCACATACTCTACTGAGACACTTTCGCCAGAGTTTTTTAGACCGAGAAAAATATAGAAATTTTCACGAGTTATAATTTTTTTTTGATATGAACCAGCATAATATCCCCCGTTAATTTTATTTGAAACCAACTGCTGATCAAATGACTCGTTTTGTTTGGATAAAGTGATTGACGGTAAAACGCGATATAAACCACGTGCCAGTATAATTATCGGTGCTACTAACATATACACGTGTGCACGAAGCGCGTTTATATACTATTTTTGGTACTTGGAAAGAGAAATGATTCGTTTATAAGACACGTTACCAATTATTAATGAGTTGTCAATTTTGACCCGATATATGTAGATAGTTTTGTTTTTCCAACTGAATTCACTTAAATTAAGTACGGTTCCCGACTTAATTGTGGCACTGCTTATTATATGAGCATCTAACTCTGAAGTGTTTTTAGCCAAAAATTCCAAAACAACGACCCTGTCACCTTTTTCTATTGTTCCGTCTAATATATTAAATCCTAAAGATAATGCTTTCGCATCTTCTTCTTTTTCGGGAAAAGGGGGTTCATAAATTAACTTTTCATCTACAGTTTTTACTTGTTGTTTCAGTTGAGACATTTGAAGTTGGTGTTTTTCTATTTCGGTTCAGATTGTAAAATAAACCAGGATATTCTTAACATATATTGGTTTTATACATTTTTATCAACCTTCGAATATTTCCAATGCCGTTTGTATTGTACAATAAAAACAGCCTCGAACCAACAAAAAGAGGAAAAAACAAATATAAATAGATCAACAAATATAAATAGATCACTCAAGCCGAAAGAGAATGTCTGCAAAACCACTTCAGCTCGAACCACCAAAAAAAGGAACTATTTGGATGTACGATAATAAATTATGGGTGCTTTTTGATATTACTAAATCTGAATATATTTTTCAAACACAGAGTGGTTTGGATGAAAAAAAAGTTAAAATCAAGAGTTTTGGAAAAGGCTGGCAACTAAGAAATAATTGGGATGATGTCCCAACCAAAAAACCACCACCACCATCTCCTTCATGTTCATGTTCCATACTTTAACTTACAATTTAAATCAATTTATTTTTTTTTATTTAGTTCAACCTAATTTAATTTCATTTAATATTGTTTCAATTGAAAAAGTCACTTTTTTTTTTGGTTGAACTCTTGGTTGTGGTATGCGATGTGGTATGCGACGGATTTTCAAACAACTTTTGAGCTTTTTGGTCTTCAATTTATTAGATGGAGCAACTGTTTTGGAGGTTTTTTTTGTCATTTTGTTAGGAAAAAAATATAAATAAAGGTGTATCAATAACACGATTATAATTTTGGATTATTGTTATTATTATTTGTTCAATATAAAAAACCTGAAAATGTGAAGAAAATATAGGTTTTTTGCCAGAATCAAAATCACTCGCGGGCAGCCTGCGAAAAAAAAAGTTTAGAATTTTCGGGCCTTGGCCCTCGAATAAAATGGACAAACTTTTTCCAGCTAAAAGGCTGGGTTACCGCTTCTTTTTAACATGTTGCCGAATACTGCTTCTATTATTTTCCCTATTTAAAGCATCCACCGCCCAGGAATCGAGTTCACTTTGCGAATACATCGGCTTTCCCGCCTTTTTCTTCGCGAACCATTCTTCAAAGGGCATCCAACCGGCGCGTCGAGCTTTGGTTTTATTTCCCCCGGACTCTACAATACGGGACCAATATTCAAACTCTTTGTCGTATTCAAGTCGCAATTTCGCTTTTTCTGCAGCGTCTTTCGCTTTTTCTGCAGCGGCTTTATTTTTTTCCTTTGCACGCCGCGCCTGTTCGTCGTACGCTTCCTTAGAAGATGTTGTAAAAAACTTTTTTAACTGTTCTTTGGTATTATAGTCTGGCCGGTTGCAATCGGGACATGTATATTTGTTCCGTATTGTAGAGTCCGGGTGATTATTCACTTCGTTGCGTCTATATACTTCCTTCTCGTCAGCATCGCCGTTCTTTTTGCCCACAATATTATGTCTTTCGCATTTATAAAGTTTTCCACTCATATTTGACTTGATATATTCATCATTTACTGTAGCCATTTTATTTAGTAGGTGTCGTATATAAATAGTGTCAAATCGTTATCACTTATATATGGTCGGAATGTGAAGATATTTCTTGGAAGAATATAACTTATATATTTTCTTCACCGCTTCGCTTGGGCCTTGGCCCTCGGCTCCGCCAGGAAAAAACACCGGAATATTCCGGTGTTTTTTTTCGGGATTTTCGTTTCGCAGGCTCAAATATAGGTTTTTTGCCAGAATCAAAATCACTCGCGGGCTAAAAAAAAGTTTAGAATTTTCGGGCCTTGGCCCTCGAATAAAATGGACAAACTTTTTCCAGCTAAATCTAAAATCAGCCTGCGCGAAAAACCTATATTTTCTTCACATATTTTAGAAAAAACACCGGAATATTCCGGTGTTTTTTTCAGAATTTTCGTTACAAATATAGGTTTTTGCCAGAATCAAAATCTAAAAAAAAAGTTAAGAATTTTTGACTGAACTTTTTTCAGCCAAATCTGAAAAACCTATATTTTCTTCACATATTTTAGAAAAAACACCGGAATATTCCGGTGTTTTTTTCGGGATTTTCGATACAAATATAGGTTTTTGCCAGAATCAAAATCTAAAAAAAAAGTTAAGAATTTTTGACTGAGCTTAAATAAGAATCCATCGACAGTGTGCAACATTCTTAAAAACAATACCCCTTTGGACGCGCGGTGTTGCGAAGCAAGTAGAATAATAAAAATTTTTTTGGCGGAGCCGAGGGCCAAACAAGGCCCAGCTTCGCGCGGGCCAAGGCCCACATTTTATTCGAGGGCCAAGGCCCGAACTATTTCCAGCTCTGCTCACTGCTAAATTTAAAACATGAAAACCTTATTTGTACCGAAATTAGTATATAAATGTCACTATCACTTCAAACGATGCGACTAATACAGCTGAACATCGGTGGTAAATTGTTTACCACAACATATGATACAATAAATAATGAAAATTCAATGCTAAAAGCTTTAGTGAATAATCCAAACCCAGCACAGCTGATAGATGGTGCGTTTTTCATTGACCGCGACTATAGTGTTTTCCACTATATTTTAAATTTCCTGAGAGGCAGTAGGGTTTTACCGAAAAAAACTTCCATAGAATTTAAGTTTTTACAAGAAGAAGCCGATTATTATGGTATTGATAGATTACACCGATGTCTTTATCATATAAATCAAGCAGATTTTAAAAAATATGACTTGATTTCAGTTAATGGAAATAAATATACTGTCATTTCAGTTGATGAATTTGGCTATGTTGTTAGTAAGAATCAAAAAAAATTTAGAATTGATAGCGTCGAAGACATTACGCCTACAAAAATAGAAATAAATGACGAAGTCATTATATATAAAGACGGATATTGGCTTAAGGGAAATTGTAAAAACATACCAAGCGAAGCGAACAATGATTATTTTACAGTAGTAATGGAAAATGGAATTAAAATTACGGCAAAAAAGCACAGCAACTGTGTGCGATTTTGATAATCCCGTGATATTGACAATCCGATATCCGTAAGGAATTTTTAGGTTTTTTTTCAATATGTATAATTATAATATTAGCCTGCGCAAAAAAATGTTGACACCCACCAACAACAAAAGATCATGGCCAGGTTCGGGGGTGGGTGTCGATAAACGACAAAGACGACAAAAACAGTTATTAATACCAATAGCTAAATATGGCAAAGTCGGTGGTCCTTTAAAAGACATTATGCCCGAAAGATATAAAGATATGCATGAGGTTCAGACTGCAGTGAGAGGTGGAAAAAGTTATCTTCAGTGTCCGGATGGCCACGACCTTGTGTTTCGTAATGGATCTAAGTCTGGGTCCAGAAGGGCTCACTTTGCACACAAGCACGATTGTCATAATGATGGGTGCAAGTACATCAAAAAGTATGGGGGCAAGGGCGAATCACCCGAACACCTTCAGGCCAAACTTTGGTTTGGTCGACAGCCACGTGTTGTGTTCCGTGTCGAATGCGAACAAGTCTGTGGAAATTATATTCGTACCTTCTGGTCAGAAAAAGAATGGACTTACAAAACAGAACATCGATTAACGATGACGAACGGCAAATACATTTCGGTCGACGGTGCGTTTATAGACGAATCGGGTGCCGTTCAACTCGTGGTCGAAGTTTATCATACACATGGTACAACGGGTGCCAAATTGGATTGGTTACAAAAACAGGCCTTTCAGTTTTTCGAAGTACGAGCCCAAGACGTAAAAAATTCATGTAATGGTGTTGTTTCTATTATTAACCAAGACAACGACCATCGTTTGTGTGGAGAGTGCGAAAAACGTATAAGCGAAGCATTAGACGCCCAGAAAAAACATGACGACGCCCAGAAAAAACATGACGATCATGTGCGTGAGGCTAAAAAAAAGGAAGCAATTGCATACAAATTGAAACTCATGCGTAAAAAAAAAAAACGACAAAAACAACAGGGACGTAACATCACGGACGCTATTACTATTTTCAAAAAATATAACTACTTGCAAGACCAGAGATCAGACGAAGAGCGAAGAAATTACGAATCAGACGAAGAGAGAAAAAAATCACGTCGAAAGAGATTACTCAGTGATTGGAAACTCTCACCTGAAAATCAAAAATTGTGTCAGCTTTTTCCTAATGAGGTCATCAAATCAAAAAACGCAAAAGGTATACACAGTGCTTTGGTTCTTGCCTTTTATCCGCATCAGATATATTGGAATGCGTACCCGCCTCACAACAATAAATGGAAGGACACCCACCGTCACCTCCATGAGTATGCCAGATTGTTATTGGACACATTCGAGATGCCTACATATCGTGATTTCTATTACAAAGACTTCGGACACCCACGTCGTAATATGTATGAATATAGTTCCGAAAAAGCTCGGTTTGCAATGATGTGGTTATGTAATTACAGAGTAAATTACAGAGCAAAATACAAAGGCAAACATATTGGGACATTTGATACATATGAAGAAGCGGAACAAGCTTTAAAAATTCACATTGAAAATCTTACATATGAAGAAGCGGTAAAAGCTGGTGAGTGGCGATAAACGACAAAGACTTTCGAGTGAGAACTCTGAAAATTTGGAATTCGAAGAGTCAGAGGCATTGATCGAACAGGTTGATGGTGATGACACCAAATGTAGGGGTGCAAGCTCGACAAATTCACATTGAAATTGATACATATGAAGAAGCGGATCAAGCTCGACATATGTAAAGAATTTTTAGGTTTTTTTTTTTGGGCCTTGGCCCTCGGCTCCGCCAAAAAATCACATTGTAAATCTTTAAAAATAATCTATTTTGTTATCAAATTCCTATATCCGTAAGGAATTTTTATGTTTTTCCTTGATATTATATAACATAAACAAAATAATCAAAGTAAAAATGTCTAAAAGAAATGCACAAGATTCAGGGGTGAGTGTCGATAAACGGCCAAGAATTTCGAGTGATGACTCTGAAATTTTGGAATTCGAAGAGTCAGAGGCATTGATCGAACAGGTTGATGGTGATGACACCAAATGTAGGAATGGGTGCATTTACCTGATTACCAACCCGATTAATGGCAAAGTTTATGTTGGGCAAACCATTGATTATAAGAGACGGATGAAAAATCATGGAGATTCGGGTAAAAAACCAAAACAATATTTTAGCAGAGCAATCCATAAACATGGCTGGGAAAATTTCACCAAAGAAATCTTGATTGACGACGTACCCGAGGAAGATTTAGATAATTTGGAAATCAATTACATTGCCTTCTACGATTCGTTTAACAGAGAAAAGGGCTACAATTGCACAAAGGGGGGCGGTGGGGCGTCAGGGTTTAAGTGTACAGAAGAACAGCTAAAAAAACGTGTAAAAGCAAATACCAAAAACCACACGGTTGAGGGTGGTGGGTGTATTAGTTTCATCACATCAAAAGGAAAATGGGAAGTTGCTGGTTCTGAAATCAATGGTGGTAAGAAAAATTTTATAGGGTGGTATTTGACGAAAAAAAGGGCTGAAGAAGCTTTGGGAGAGTACAATACAACAGGACAACGCATACTATCAGATATAGTACAAAGGAGGAATGGTACTGGGTCAATAAACAAAAAAACAGGTGTGGATGGGAAGTCAAGATTCACTGCTATTTACGAACGGAAAAGCATAGGTACTTTCGATACAGAAGGAGAAGCAAATGATATTTTAGAAAAATATGCAAATGGTACTAATGTTTCAACATTTAAAAAAAAAAGAGGGTCTATTTGGAAGCGAGGAAAAAGATTCAGAGCAGCATACAAAAACAAAAAAATTGGGACATTTGCATCGGAAGAGGAAGCGGATCAAGCTTTAAAAATTCACATTGAAAATCTTTAAAAATAATCTATTTTAACTATAAACCCTTATTTTAATTCTATACTATACTATGGCAGACCGCATTTCTTACCGCAACCTGCTTGTCAATGCCTACGAATATTACCAGGCTGAAACATTAAATCAGCTTGTGACGTTAAACCCCAAAACTCATTACGATTCAGTCACAAATCAAATGAAAACAAAAACGAAAAATTACGGTGATATTCGTCTGTCGAATATCAGGAAATACCTGGATCTTTTTCCTGGGTATACCAGGTGCGCCAATGTTATTATTTTTATTATTTTTCTAATTGTGCACTAACCCTTTTTATTTTTCTACAGGTCGGAGATGCAGAAGAAGTTCCATGAATCGTTTCTCCAGGTAATTATTTGTTTATTATGTTCTTCTTTCTACACTCTCTATTGATACTAACCCTTTTTTATTCTACAACAGGCAGTGGCTTTACACTTATATCGCGACGATCCCGAGGTGGACATGGACAGGTAATTTTTGAATGTAATTTTCTCTTTTTTTTCGAACATATTTACTAACTCTTTTTACTTTTTACTTCAAATTTAGAATAAAAAAAATCAACGAATGGGCCAATTTAAAACAACAGGCGCTTTGCCTGACACCACGCAGATTCGGAAAGGTATGTCAAACAATACTACTTGCATTTGCTCTGATCAACAACTAACCCTTTATTCTTTTTTTTCAATAGACGACAGCTGTTTCAATGTTTGTGGCTGCTTATGGGATATCGGTTGAGCGTTCGAATCAGTGTATTTTCTCAACCGGAAAGCGAGCCAGTGATAAGCTTTTAGAACAGGTACATGATTTTATTATTAGCCTCGGTAATGAATGGGCTGCACGCACGAAAAGGCGCGGAGAAATTTTATATATCTACGGGGAAGATCCGCTTGATGTGCGAAAGATCTCCAGTTACCCGTCTGGGTCAGATAAGCTCAGAGGAGTCGGTAAGTAAACCTGATTACCCGATTTGTTTACAATTCTTTTACTAACTTTTTATTTTTCTTCCCTTTCAGGTGGTGACGTCATTTATTTAGAGGAGGCCGCTTTCATGTAAATATATCTGTTTTATTATTTTGCATTATTCTACTTTTTTGTCTAACATTTTTTCACTTTTTACTTTTCCAGGTCGGTCAAAATGTTTCACGTAAGTATTCAAGCTGTTTTTGTTATTTTTGCATACTTTTATCTAACATTTCTTTTCACTTTTTTGCAGGAGGTCATCGTGCCGCTATTAGAGATCGAAACAACCGCTTTGATCTGTATTTCTACACCGCAGGACAGTACCAATTTCTACTCAATGATGTTTGAGATGAAGGACGCCGGTGGCGAGTTATTATTCAACCAAATCCAGCTGCGAATGGTCTGCGAAGACTGTAAAGCTTCAGCAAATCCTGCGGACTGTACTCATATGAAGCATTTATTACCAAAGTGGAAAAGTGGTGCAAAACAAGGTAAGATCATCCATTTTGGCGGAGCCGAGGGCCAATGCCCAATTATTTCTTTTCCGCAGGCTTCACTATACACACTAACCCTTATTTTTTTTCAAGACATGGTTCGGTTAATTTACGGAGACAATTCAGCTGATATGCTTCGAGAATCGATGGGTGTGACAACAAACGATACATCTTCAATATTCCAAGAGAATTGGTTAAACGCATTTACAGCAAGACCAGAATATAGTCCATCGTGTCCACCTGTGGTAATCTATGTAGCTTGCGATCCAAACGGAGGCGGATCATCACAAATGGCCATTGTTTCGTTGTACCAAGATAGGAACAACTTCGCAATTTGCGGTATGGAATCACACGCGGTAAAGGGGCACGGACAGATCAGAACATTGCTGGAAACTCACGTGAGAGGTATTCGTGCAACTTTCCCAACAAGTTTTATCATTTTCATCCCAGAATCAAACTTAGGTCATGAAGCCAGTCATATGTCACACATGTTAAAGGACATTCCAAAATGTCGTTCATTAATGGAAAATGGTGAACCTGGGGTAATCACAACTCATAAACGCAAGGAATTGTACGCCAATACTGCCGTGGAAAGATTTGCAGCCGAATCGGTTTGTTATGCAAAAAAATTCGTTTGTATGAATCCTTTTGAAGATGCAAACAAACGAGCTACAAAAGTGAAAAAAATGTTCAGAAAACAACTGTCTGTTTACTCTAAAATTGTAGTGGCGCGCGGCAAAGATTCGTACAATATTCCAAAGATAGTTTACAGCGGCAAAAATCAAGGAGAGGACGATTTGGTTATGACGTTTCAAATCGGGTTGTATTGGAGTATTCAATTTGTAACAGGACGTACACACCCACATATCAAAGAATTAAAACTTTTGTAATTTTAATATTTTATTTTGTCGCTAACTAAACGATTCAATTTTTAGTTGGGGGAACGTTATTTTTTGCGCAGGCTAAGGTAAAAGTGCGAAATTGTGGCATGTAACTCACAATACACATACCTGTTTCATTATCACTCTCATCCTTTTCCTGTAACCATTCTGGTATTGTATCCGAATTAAGCGGATTATTATAGATAAAATTAGAACGTATGTCTTCCATAAACTGTTTGTTATTTACAGCCGCTTCGCTTGATAATATTTTGTTTGGCCCGAATGCAAGAAATGTTTTTGGATCTTTATCACCGGCGTCGTACGCAAAATATTTAAATAATATGACATCAACTGCTGTTTCCGTAATTAAAGACACTTCTCGGGTTCCGTATAGAGCTATTCTATCAGCTAATTCTTCCCTGGTCACCCAATCTTTAGAAATAGCTTCTCCAACAGTTGATTTAATTGCAGTTTTTCTACTTTTCTTGTAATAAATTTTATTTCCGACTGAAAAATAACCACCGATGCGACAGTTATGTAATCCGCTTTGTATTTTATTATAGTTTTGAATTAAATGAAACTTCATTTTTTCTTTTTTGAAGTATGTAGGCCAATCCTCAAGATCAGACACATCATTAGAATCAAGTAAGCCACCAGTTCCAAGAAAATGGTGGCTTTTAGGATTTAAAAAATGTAAACTAATTTCTCTATTGGCTATCGACGTTAGCCCATGATCGGACATTCTTCCAGTGGGTTCTAATTTGAAAAAATTCCAGAGTGGATACCACAGAAGATGGAGCAGTTCATGGGGGTCGTCTTCACCAAAATATGGCGAATCTATCCAATCAACCAAAGACAGACACAATGTCATCAAATCGAGGCCGAGCGATCCATTAGGTGTATCGTAAAACGGATTCCCTGATATATCTAACTGCCTTCCGTTGTTCATTCGAGATGCACCAAAATCAATAATATGGAAATTTTGTTGGGAATCGTCGTGCATAATATTACCGACATGTAAATCACCGTGTACAAAGTTCAAACCTTTTTTATTAACTTCCTTTAAAGTATTAGCAACGCTCTTTATGGCTTTCGCGGCCAAATCGGCCAATTCGACCGCTTCACCGTACTGCCAAATATCAATTAAAGTATCCTGAAGTGTATATTCTAATTTGACCATACCAGCCACAATTGATTTTTGAATACCTTCGTCTTCGAAAAGTGTTAATTTGGGTGGTGGAATGTATTTTCCTATGAAATAAACTATTGGAAACTTTGCAGTAATTATGTTTAGTTTATCAAGTTCTTCATTAAACATACAAGCCAAGTAGTTTTGGTTCTCATATTCTTGTAAATCATAGTTGTTGTCATCATCATAGTTGTTGTCATCATCTGGATAGTTAGCCTTTATTACAACGTCATTTACCCCATCTTTTGTTTCACCTTGTAATTTTGCCAAAAATGTGGCTCCGTATGTGCCATTTCCCAATTTTTTTTGAACGTCATAATTTGCATAATCAATGTTGAATGAAGCGGATTTAGTAACCACCACTTTAGAAAAGATAATTTTATCGCACTTTTTTTTTGGTTTGCGCCCTTTTGAATTTGCTCTGCTCCTTGACATTATTTTGGAAAATATAATTACTTTTATATGTTTGTTTTTTTAAAGTATCTAAAATATAAAAAACCTATATTTTCTTCACATCCGCCAAATTTTCAATAATATCAATATCAGAGGTATTTTTTTCAAGTATTCCTTTAACTATCGTCTTCACTATCTGTCTCGGATTCGCTGTTCTCATCATCCGATGTCTCACCATCATCTGTCTCGGATTCGCTGTTCTCATCATCCGATGTCTCATCATCCGTTGTATCATCATCCGACTCAAAAAGAACTCTCGCTGTCGGTTGTAAATTGTCGTGGGGTGCCGGGCCGCGTGATCTTAAGATCGGTGGCGGCCCAGATGGTTGTGGTGGTGGTGGTGTTATTGGCGGTGGTTGTGGTGTTATTGGCGGTGGTTGTGGTGGCGGCGGCGGTTGTATTATTGGCGGTGGCGGTGGTTGTGGTGGCGGCGGTGAACCTGATACAACAAAAGATTGGAACATTTAATTTATAAATCACTGCAAACATTTATAGTATGTTTTCTCTGTTACCGCTTCTAAAAAACCTATATTTTTTTTCTGTGATTTTCGTTACAAATATCATGTACAAGAAACACAACGAACAAGAAGTGAAATAGCTAAAGAAAAAGTAGTATATAATTAATAATGTAAATAAACACATGTCTTCAATTTCTTCTATATCATATCTTCTGCCAAGTTTTTCCGATTTACCTGATACATTAAAATATGTCATATTCGCATTAGGTGCATTATTTATTCTATTTATTTTATGGATTATCTGCAAGATAAAGGATTGTTTCGTTTGTATTTACAGTATTTTTAAATGTCTATTTTGTTGTTGTAATAAAGGATACGACAGAATAGAAGAATAACAATAACTTTGTTTTTTAATACTTGATAATATTTTGTAAGTTATTTGTTTTATTATCCCTGTGAGCAGAGCTGAGACTGATTGGTATTTCATTTGTTGAGGAGACTTACTATTTGCTCTAAAGAAAACGTATTTAAGGCTCCGTTTTGATTACAACCATGCTTTTTGACCGGTTTATTTTTATTCTTTTTATTTTAGTCAATTACAGTTGGTTGCTTGTAGGTATTGTGTACAATTCACCCGCAAGAATCCTTCCAATATTAACTATTATATTTTCATTATTATCAGTCATAATTGTCACCCTTTTTCAATTGCAAATAATTGTACAACAAAAAAAACTGGATTTCGATGGTAAATGCAGCACGATTTCTTGGAGTGCAATACATATCTTTATTTGTATATTTTTTTTATTAGATATTTTAGAATATGTCAACATTCTTGTTATTTTCGGTATTTTGGGAATATTTTTAACTGTTGTTAGTTTAACGGTTTTAACGATGTCATGTCGAGTGATAGCAAGCTCAAGCGATGCGTGGATCCCGCATGTACATTTGACTTGCGTATGTTTCTGGGTTATTATCAACTATTTGTATGTATCGCTGCCAAAAATCATGCCATTTATGACAGTATTACCAGTCGTACTGATGTTAATACTTCGTTTCTATGAATACCGTGTCAATTTAAAAAGTATATGTATCGAAAGCGTGTTCTTTTTGATCGCGATCGCTCTGCACATATTTTTGGATATGGAACAACTCTCTGCCGAACATTTTTATCAAATGACTGCAGTTACTGTTGTATTGATTATTATTGTTTTAAATGAGTTCAAAGCTATTACTATTCTTTTTGCATTGCCCTTTTTTATGATTGGTTTTATATTTTACTATATCGGTTGTTCTATTTTTTACGATAAACAACCTACAGTGGAATCTCTAAGAGAAAAATACAACGATTTCATCAGTATAGATGAATTGATACTGTCCGTAGACGATTTTGAAAACGATGATGAAAATTGGGACGAACATTTATGTACAAACATTTTATGATATATTTTTTGTATAATATGTTTTACATCTATTTCTATGAAAATTAATACCTAAATATATGAAATGATTGAAATCCAAATTAACGTGCTTACACAGAGATTGTAATATTTCTGCTTCCTCATCTTCATTAAAAATAACGTGCCAATTTGTTTTATTTTGAAATTTGCATAAAGCAAATTTTGATTGAAAAAGTTCAAATGCTTTTCGCATTACAAAAATGTGCTTGGCGACATTTAAACATTTTTTTGTAATTGGTTTCCAAGTAGATTGCCAAAAATCTTTAAAGTTATCTGGTATGGGGTTGGATTCTATTTGAGTTTGAAATGTTTTAGCAATTTCATTTGACATTTTTTTTTGGTAGGAACATTAAACCATACTAAGCAAATGTATAAAATGTGATACGGATTATGGTTTTTCAATCCAACCTAATCTCTATTTTCCAAAATCTGTATCGAATTTTGGACTTTTATGCTTTCCTCGCTGGGCCTTGGCCCGCGCGAAGCAAAAAAAAAACTGTTGGGCACCAGAAACATCTAATAACGGGACCTCGGCATCAAAGAATGAATCTTTTCTTGTTATCAAAAAACATTCAAGACTGTGCCAAAAATCATTGCGATAAACATTGTATCAAAATGATTTTGGAATTAACACAAATGCTGTATTCCGCGTGGTGGTGCAATCGCACGGTTTTACCTCTTCCAGAATTGGACCCATCTGGCAAAGACCCGTACCGACCAACGCATAAAAACCACCCTGTCTCCATTTGGGTCAGAGCCGATCCAAAACATTATGATTACACCATATTGCTTGCGTTTTCTTTAGTTGACGAATATTATCGACGTTATGGCAAAATACATGCTTGTTGTGAACACTTGGAACGATTGCAAACAATGGGCGCACCGCCTTTAATCGGTGCAGAAACTTATGAACCTCCTACAAATAAACGTGCGACGACAGGGTTGCCAGAAGGTATTGAGTATTTTGATTGTGCGATCAACGACGAATATTTTGACAAATGTGCTGTTTATACCAATAACCAACTCGATGCAGTACAAACCTATCGTGAATATTACAAATTGAAGGAGATAGAGATGAAATGGAAAAAAGGAGGTGTACCAGAGTGGTATTAGTGAACACAACTAATTAAAACATTTCCTCTGTAGATTTTTTATAGTTTGCAATGATATTAATATCAGAGGTATTTTTTTTCATGAATTTTCGGTCAGATTCCACAGCTCTCAAAAATTCTTGCTCAAATTGTTTTCTTCTTTTCTTTTTTCTTTCCGGTGTGTCTGTGCAGCCTACACGTGACATTTGAAAACGTCTTTCTTTCCTTTCTATATATAATTCTTTGCTGTGGTGCTCTATACATGAGTTAATTTTGGACGATATACATCCCATATTATATTACCTTTTTTGGCGTTATATATAGTCTCTCTATCAAAGTGTGGATTTTGATAGAGAGACTATATATAACATTACGCTTTGTTCAAAGTTCAAAATGATTAACAAACAGGCTGTTTGGATTCAAATAATGACTTCAGTACATGTCGTGTTTTTTTTAGCATGTTTTCTGTCTTTTCAAATTCAATCGTTTAAACAAGACGCCATATGGACATTAATGTTTGCGTTGTCGTCTGTCACTCATTTTTCAGTAGCTGAACATCGAAACGTATGGCAGGTAAAACTGTCTACAATGATGAACATTGCATATTATTTGGATTCGTTTCTTGATATTTTAATGATATTTGGATTTTTGGTCTCAGTAAATTGGACCAACCTTTTTTTTATATTTGTTTTGAGTGTTTGCATACGAAAAATACCACAGAGATACTCAAAATGTGTTGTACTGTTTATATTTTTAAACGGCATTCATTGGTACACCTTTTTGGTTGTATTTCGTTTCGCATTACAATACAAACGACAACAGTATTTGACTAAATCGGTCACACATTGCCACGCAACCATTTACCTGAAAAAATCAGTAGCTTGCAAAGCAACAAATGTACTATTAGAGTCTGTTCTGTTGTGGGTGCTTCGGTGCGAATCTCGTTTTCCACACAAAATGAGGTATACACCACCGATAATCGCGACCATTTCTATTGTTTGTATCACTGTTTTTTGCCAATATTTTATTTTAGATACTAAAGTTTCGGTCAAATCATCCATAAAATCAATAGATTTGATCAACCACCCATTAACACCTTCATTGAATGCTATATTAAGGTGTGAGCAGTGCATGAAATGTTTGACAAATCTCGATATCGAAGATTCTGTAAAAGATAACGTTTACAAGTGTGATAAAGAACATTGGATTTGAGTAATGAAATTCCGCATATTTTCAGCCAAATCTAAAATATAAAAAAACCTGATTTAAAATATGATATCTATTTTCCTATCCAAGAATGCCTTGGTCTCTTCTCCGTCTTCTTCGTCTGAATCAGCAACCACCACTACTGGACGTCGTGCGCACCACCTTAAACCTGCCCACAAAATAGCCAAAATTAATAAGACAATCAATACTGTAATTACCCAATTCGTTTCATCCTCTTCTTCTTCCAATTCCCTGCTTTGTTCTATGCATTTATTTCCGGTTAATTGAAACCCAACATCGCAATTTTGACATGATGCGGAACCTTCAACAATACACGGTGAACTCGCGACTCCGTTTTCACAAACGCATGTATTTTGATGACACGAATTATCATTATCATGATAATGGAAAAATTTTTCACAATCATCACAAATATATGAACCGACGATATTTCGACAAAATTTGTCCCCACAAATATTTGCATCCTCCTCACATTCGTTAATATCTTCTTCACAATTTGTACCAGTATAACCAGTAGTACATTCACAGGTGTATTCACCAATGCCGTTAGTGCATGACGCTCCGTTTTGGCAAGGATCTGGATCACATTCGTTGATTTCTTCTTGACAATTTGTACCAGTATAACCAGTAGTACATTCACAGGAGTATTCACCGATGCCGTCAGTGCATGACGCTCCGTTTTGGCAAGGATCTGGATCACATTCATTAATGTCTTCTTCACAATTTGTACCAGTATAACCAGTAGTACATTCACATCGATATCCATAGATGCTGTGTGTTAAATAAACCCCGTTAGAGGTTTCAACGCACGTTGCGCCATTTTGACAAGGATCCGCGTCACATTCGTTGATATCTTCTTGACAATTTGTACCAGTATAACCAGTAGTACATTCACAGGTGTATTCACCGATGCCGTCAGTGCATGACGCTCCGTTTTGGCAAGGATCTGGGTCACATTCATTAATATCTTCTTCACAATTTGTACCAGTATAACCAGTAGTACATTCACAGGTGTATTCACCGATGCCGTCAGTGCATGACGCTCCGTTTTGGCAAGGATCTGGGTCACATTCGTTGATATTGATGCATTCCGCTACGCTTGATTTTTCAAAACCTGCAAAACAAATGCATTGATATCTATTTTGAAAAACCCCGCACAAGCCATTAATACAATCGTTGTTGTTTTGACATTCGTTCGTATTAACCTCACAATTGATTCCAGAATAGCCCGTAGGACATTCGCAAACGTATTCACCAATGTTCACGTTGGCAAAATTTGATTCGGTACACCCACCACCATTTTGACAAGGATTTGGTTCACATTCATGAATGTCATGATTGCAAATTTTGCCATCATATCCGGTATCGCTACAATTACAAGTAAAATCATTGATACCGTCAATGCACGACGCTCCGTTTTGGCAGGGATCTGGATCACATTCATTAATGTCTTCTTCACAGTTTGTTCCAGTATAGCCTGGAAGACAATCGCAGGTGTATTCGCCAAGCTCTATTAACGGGTTAATATTTGATTCTTGGCACGAAGCTCCATTTTGGCAAGGATTTGGGTCACATTCGTGCATGTCATGATTACAGAGCGGGCCGTCTAAGCCCACTGGACACTCACATGTAAAACTTCCTAATGTATTCAAACAAATAGCGGCACCAACACAATCGTCTAATCCTAAAATACATTCATTAATATCTTCGTCACATATTATGCCAGTATAACCAGTAGGGCACGAGCAGGTGTATTCCCCAGGCTCTACGGAGGGATTGGTTCCCGATTCGGCGCACGTTGCGTTATGACGGCAAGGATTTGGCTCACATTCATCAATATCTTCTTCACATATTATGCCAGTATAACCGAGAGGGCAAGTCATATTGCTACAGACACCAGAACCGGCACTCGACAATTGACCAATAGGACATTCTTCGCAATTGTCGCCCAAGACGTCCCAATTATCCGAGCTCACGCCATATCCAACAGGACATTCCTGGTCAGCACACGGTGCAGTCGAAGTAGTAACATTGTTGATTTCAGGGTGTTCGCAGGGTCTGCATCGTCCCCATAAATCCCTGCCACTACCCCTCTCACAAAACTGACAGACTTTACCAGTATATCCAAAGTAGTCACTACAAGCGCAATGAAATACGCCAGGTGCTTCCGTAGTACCGTCAATCGTTTCAGTGCAAATACCTTGATGTTGGCAGGGTTGAAGTAAACACTCGTTGACGTCGACTTCACAGTCCAGGCCTTCATATCCGGTCAAACATGAGCAGGTATATTCGCCGATGTCCGCTTCCGTACAATTACCTTGATTTTGACAGGGTTCAGTAGAACACATTCCAATATAATCTTCGCAATCAGTTCCATTATAACCTGGAAGACAATCGCAAGTGTATTCACCAATGCCTTGAGTGCAGGTCCCGCCATTTTGGCAGGGATCTGGGTCACATTCATTCAGGTCTTCTTCACAATTTGTACCATTATAGCCTGGAAGACAATCGCAGGTGTATTCGCCAAGATCTATAGATGAATTTGTTCCCGATTCCGAGCACACTGCACCGTTTTGGCAAGGGTCTGGATCACACTCGTTGATATCAGTACAGACTCCTGATCCTGCTGGTGATTCTTCTCCTTCCATGCACTCCACACAATTGTCGCCCAAGACGTCCCAATTATCCGAGCTCACACCAAAATTTTCTGAACAACTTTGGTGTGCGCAGGGAGCAGTTGAAGTAGTAACATTGTTGATTTCAGGTTCCGAACACTCAGTACACCTACCCCAATCATCTCGACCACTACCAGGTTGACATTCATCGCACAGAAAGCCAGAATATCCAAAATATTCACTACATGCACAGTGAAATAAACCAGGGGTAGGTGTAACGCCGTCCGTCGTTTCAGTGCAAATACCTTGATGTTGGCAGGGTTGAAGTAAACACTCATTGACGTCGACTTCACAGTCAAGGCCTTCAAATCCTGTAAGACAATCGCAGGTATATTCGCCGATGTCCGCTTCCGTACAATTACCTTGATTTTGACAGGGTTCAGTAGAACACATTCCAATATAATCTTCGCAATCAGTTCCATTATAGCCTGGAAGACAATCGCAAGTGTATTCACCAATGCCTTGAGTGCAGATCCCGCCATTTTGGCAGGGATCTGGGTCACATTCATTCAGGTCTTCTTCACAATTTGTACCATTATAGCCTGAAAGACAATCGCAGGTGTAGTCACCAAGCTCTACAGAGGAATTTGTTCCCGATTCCGAGCACATTGCACCGTTTTGGCAAGGGTCTGGATCACACTCGTTGATATCAGTACAGACTCCTGATCCTGCTGGTGATTCTTCTCCTTCCATGCACTCCTCACAATTGACACCAATATTTTTCCAATTATCAGAGCTCACACCATAATGTTCTGGACATTCCTGATCGGCACACGGTGCTGAATGACTTGTCACATTGTTGATTTGAGGTTCTGAACACTCGGTACACAATCCGTCAACGTCTTGTCCTTTACCTGGACCGCACTCGTTGCATAATTTTCCAGTATAACCAAATAATTCGACACAGAGACATTCAAATTCACCAGGTGCTATTGAAATGTCCGTACTTGACTCCTTACAGATTGCATCGAAATGACACGGTTCCACAATGCATTCATTTATATCTAATTCGCAATTATCTCCTTGGTAGCCGACTTCACAATCACATTCGTACCCGTCGGATGTTTCTGTACAATTACCTGCATTTTGACAGGGATTTGGTTCACACTTATTGATATCTTCTTCACAATTTGTTCCGTTATATCCTGGGGGACAATCGCAGGTGTAGTCACCAAGCTCTACAGAGGAATTTGTTCCCGATTCAGTACAGGTTGCATTATTTTGACATGGGTCTGACAAACACTCGTTGATATCAGTACAGACTCCTGATCCTGCTGGTGATTCTTCTCCTTCCATGCACTCCTCACAATTGACACCAATATTTTTCCAATTGTCAGAGCTCACGCCATAATTTTCTGGACATTCCTGATCGGCGCAGGGAGCAGTAGACGTGGTCACATTGTTTATGGACGGCTGTTCACATTCTTGACACAATCCGTCAACGTCTCTTCCTTTACCTGGACCGCACTCGTTGCATAATTTTCCAGTATAACCAAATGATTCGACACAGAGACATTCAAATTCACCAGGTGCTATTGAAATGTCCGTACTTGACTCCTTACAGATTGCATCGAAATGACACGGTTCCACAATGCATTCATTTATATCTAATTCGCAATTATCTCCTTGGTAGCCGACTTCACAATCACATTCGTATAATTTTTGGAGCGGGGACGGTTGACACAAACACGGGGATTCTTCTGTACACACACCTCCTGTTGGGTCGGAATTGTATATTATCGCTCCGTTATCTCTTTGCCAAAATAAAATACAACCATATGGGTAATTTGCATTGCTATATGTAAATTTACCTTCTTTGGGGTAAAATTCATCGGCCAATGTTGCCGCATGCAAACATTCGCTCTCGGATATACTTTGATAACCAAGCATGTCATCACAGGAATTTGAATTAGCTGTAGTCTGGTAAAGGTATGGACGTATATCACTACAATTTCCACCATTTTGACAAGTGTCAACTTGACAAATTGCCGTAGTGATATTACACAGATCACCTTCAAAACCTGAAGGACAGCTGCATTCGAATTCGCCAGGTGCTACTGAAATGTCCGTTCCAGATTCAGTACAGGTTGCACCATTTTGGCAGGGGTCTGGATCACACTCGTTGATATCGTTTTCACAATCTGTACCGTTGAATCCTGTGGTACAGTTGCATGTATGGTTATAAAAAACTGTTTGTCTCATGATTTTCCATTGATTGTTTGGACTTTTAAGAGTGCAATTATCGGTAGCGCATCCACAATCTCCCGCGACAGTGTTATACTGATAGGTTTCACCTGTACATTCAATGTCATCCCTGTGCAATTTGACCGCTTCATAGCATTCTTCCTCTGACAAACCTAAAACTGTTAAACCAAGGTTTCTCAAATTAACACTATTAGTGCAATACTCACCGTAAGCTGTAGTCAAGACGAAGGCGAATAAAATATATAGTGTTTTCATTTTTGAATACAATATTGATATTATATACTCTAAAATTATAAATTACATATATTCAATAAATTACATATATTCACCACACCATTTTGTACGTATATTGTTTTTAAGATTTTTGTGCACTGTCGTATCAGAACATCCCATAGCCTTGGCTGCAGCTACAGCCGATGGGTATTCAATTTGGGCATCTTCTTTGCCAATTTCCCAAATACGGCAAGGACGGTTGTGTGATCTTTGCTTATTCTCTTCAGGTGTCAGGAATTGCAAATTATTGGCATAGTGATTTTTTGGTTTAAAATCAATGTGATCCACCTCCAGTGTAGCAAATGTCCAAACTATGTCTGTGTTGGCTTTCTGTTCGGCAATGTATTCATTCATTTGCTTTCTGTGGAATACCAAGGCCACAATACGATGAAAAAAAAGATCCCTCTTCATCAAAATAAACTGAGGGCGATTCTGGCCTCGGAAGTCTCGAATCTTTGCATTTTGAGTGGATTTCGTCACAGATTTGAACCTTGCCATGTTGCTGACGTAGTATTCTTTTGTCCGTGACGAAGTTCTCTGACGTTTCTTGACACTCGCCCCCGAATCCTGTAACAATCTTTTACACATTTCATTGGTTATAATTATATATAAAATCTAATATTTTCCAAAATATGTGATATAAATATAGGTTTTTCAGATTTGGCTGAAAATAGTTTGTCAAAAATTCTAAACTTTATTTGATGATTTTGATTATTGGAAAAACCTATATTTGTAACGAAAATTCTGAAAAAAACACCGGAATATTCCGGTGTTTTTTCCGAAAAATGTGAAGAAAATATAGGTTTTTCATGTTTTAGATTTAGCTGTAAATAGTTTGTCAAAAATTCTAAACTTTATTTGACAGTGGAGCGGATTTTGATTCTGGCAAAAACCTATATTTGAGAAACGAAAATTCAGCCTGCGAGTACAGGCGGAGCCGGAAGAAAATATAGGTTTTTTTCGAGCAAAGCGCCACTTCCAGCTAATTATTATAAAGTAAATTGTTTGAACGATGGTTCGTACATTCTTGGCTTGCCAGAATAACCTTCTGTACCCTTGTCTGTAAGCCCCTCTGATTTTTTTAGCTTATTTGCCTGATTTCTTGCGAATATAGCAGCTTTCCGAGCTTTTTCGGCATCTTTTTCGGCCTTTGTTTTCGGTGGTTTTTCGGCCTTCGGTGGTTTTTGTTCTTTAGTTTCCCCTGTACCGCCACCGCCGCCACCACCACCACCGCCACCGCCACCACCACCACCGCCACCACCACCACCGCCACCACGACGACCACGACGACGATAAGGTTGACGACGCCGGGCACCA